TGCAGCGGCGCATCTGCAACCTCGCTGGGCAAAAGACGCAGGTATCGCCTCCCACCACTTTGTACGGGCCAGGAAGCTCGTCCTCGGTGCCGGCGCTATACACGGCGATTGACTTCACAGTGGCGCAGGCGCTCTCTTGCACGATCAACCTTGGGAACGCCGCGGACTACTACGTGATCGACACCTTCCAGGCCGTCGTCATCTTCTCGTAAGTGGTCACTTGCACACAAAAACGGGTGTGGTAATATCGCAACACTTTTGGAGTCTTGATGCAGCGGAAGCTCGAGAGCGATGAGTTGACCTTCTTGGCGCGTTTGAACGTGTCCCCCGATGGTCGATTCCTCCTTGGTCTTCTGCTCAAAGAGATTGAGTTCCTGAACGTAAGGAGCCGGAACCAGGACTCTCCGGCAGTCTTTCGGACCCTCGGGGCTGCTGATGCGCTGGCAGGCGTCATCAGTAAGTGCGAAGGTGCAAGGGCAATCCTTGAAGGCACTGCGGCTCGGCCACGTATGCCCCGCAGGCTGGTAAATAGTGCCGACCAGACAGAATAGGCGCTCACCAAGAATCAGATTCGATGCCCCTTGCCAGGGATAGGTCTATCGAGGATGCCGTGTTACTAGAGAACCCGAACCAAGAATCACCCGGAGTAAAGGTCCCGAAGCAGGCGACCGCTCGTGCAGACGAAGCTCGCCGCAGACTGACCCCTCCTGTACCCGCAACTGATATTGCCCCTCCGGCAACGGATGGGACGGCAACACACCCGGCCCCGGTAGCATTCACGGTCGATGAGTTGCTTCAGGCCCCTAGTCCCGAGAAGGACGCGAGCCTTAGCTACTGGAAGTCCCGCGCGAACGCCATCGAAGGCTTTCGCCGCGCCGACGTAAAGCGGCTGGAGGCAGTAATCGCGGACTCGAGCGGACGGATAGGAGCCCTGGAAGCCCAACTCGCCGCATCCGCGAAGGCCAATCCGACCGTCGAGGCGCTGCCCGAAGTCGATGTGCGCAATTTCTATTCCGATGCGATGCTGGAAAAGATCGGACCAGAAAATGCAAAGGAAATCTTGCAGGCTACCCTCAAGAGCGTTCAACCGTTGATTCAGCAACAGATCGAGGCAGCGACGAAACCGCTGATCGAGGCCACCGCTAAAAAGACGGCAAGCGAGAAAGAGGCGGCGCAAGTCTCATTTGTCGAGGCCCTTACAGCAGGGTGCCCGAATTGGGCAGAAATCGACGCGATGCCGACTTGGCGTAAGTGGCTTGAGGGTGTGGAACCGGCTTCCGGTCTCACCCGCCAGGAAATCGTCAACCGACACAAGGCGCGCAACAACGCGGCAGGGATCGTGAAACTGTTGGACGAATTTGTAGCAACGCTGAATCCGGCTCCCACTCCGCCGAAACCGAACGTGACCGTAACAGGTTCGTTGGGCTCGGGGAACGAGGCACCGGAAGCGCCGAAGTCTGACGGCCCGCCGTTGACTGACGCGGATCTTCGGACGTTCTACAAAGATGCCGCCATACCAGGGAAGTTGAGCGCGGAGTACAAGGCGAATTTCGAGGCTCGGATTAAGCGAGAACGAGGCCGGATGTAATCGCATCCGACTGAGACGTTCCGCTTGACGCCAATAATTTGGAGATTTTGAAATGGGAATCGGCGTACCTCGCGCGGCCGGCGTACCGGACTACACGTCCTCGGGAACGATCAATTTCGATCCTGTGGTCTATTCTGGTAAGTTGGTCGAGAAGTTCTACAAGACCACCGTTTTCGGTGAAATCGCAACGACCGACTACGAAGGCGACATCGCGGGCTTTGGTGCCCAGGTTGTCATTCGTACCGTACCGGACATTACCGTGTCCACGTACACGATCGGCGCTGGCCTCACGGCTCAGTACCCGTCGCGCAATTCGGTCACTTTGACCATCAACCAAGCGTATTCGTTCGCGGTTGCCCTGAACATTGTCGACTCGCGCCAATCGGACATCGACCTGTCCGATGTGTTCGCGAACGACGGATCGATCCAACTCAAGATCGCCGCCGATGCCGATATGCTTCAGACCATCCCGACCCAAGTCGATGCCAGCAACACTGGCGCCGCCGCGGGCCAGGACTCGGCCAACCTGAACCTCGGCACGCTCGCAGCCCCCGTCGCCATTCTTCCGACCGGCGCCGCCTATCCCCAGCAGAACGTCATCGACGCGATCACTTGGGCCGGGCAAGCTCTGGACGAGAACAATGTCACCGACGAAGGCCGCTGGTTTGTCGGGACGCCTTGGTTCACGAACAACCTGAAGCGTAGCGATCTGCGGATCGCCTCGTTGGCGGGTGACGGCGTGTCCATCCTGCGTAACGGCAAGGCTGGGGTCATCGACCGCTTCAACCTGTTCCAATCGCGGAACGTGTTGAAGAACGCTCCTGGGTCGGGCATTACGACCAGTTGGAACCTGATGTGGGGCCACTCGGCCGGTTTGGCTTTCGCTGCGCAGATCGTTGAAGCGCAGATGATCGACAACCCGAACGACTTCGGCTACATCATCCGGGGCCTGATGGTCTTCGGCTTCCAGGTGATCGCGCCGACTTACATCGGCACGACCTTCGCGTACCCGGTCGCCAACCAAGCGTAATTGACGGCCGGCTGATGCCGGCCTGATAGAACGCACGAACGAAACAGGAGAGTTGAAATGGCAAAGAACGTCAAGAAGCCCATGAAGTCTGGTGTTCCGGAGGAATATCGTCTCCCCGGCGCAACTGGCGACGTGGCTCTTCCGCCCGAAACGATTTCCCGTCAGCGTAAGCTGGCCTCTGGCAAAGCAGGGATGCACTTCAAGAATCCCCCGCTTGGTCCGGACCAGACCTACGAAGACGGCGAAATGAAGCATAAGAACCGTGCCACTTCCGGCGTTGCCGGCCGTGGTATCCTGGGCAACTAGGATCGGTTGAACGAAAATCCCGCGGGGCATGGTGCTCCGCGGGGCCTTTTCAGGAGCAGTGAATGAGCACCTTGAACCAAGTCAACGAGCCGCGCCTTCAGAACGCCAAGAACGCAGCGTTTGCGCCGGCCCGATCGCACAACCCCACAATTCAACCCGGCAAACTGCCCAGCGTGCTCTGCGTGCGGCGCGACATCGGCGCGCTCGTCATGGCGACGCCGCTCTCGATGCAGTTGAGCAACGGGAACATCTTTCCGTATCCGGGTAGTCCGAAAGATAGCCGTCAGAAAATCGAGGATTACCTGACGCTCATCAACACCGGCGTATCGGCCAAGGCCCAGCGCGGGGACGTGGACATCGGCAAGATGAGCCGCAGCGACCTGCTCGAGTTTGCCGAGGACGAGTACGGCCTGACCGAGCTTCGCGACAACAAGAAGCTGTCGCTGTTCGACATCCGCAAGGCCGTCATGGCCGCGCACTCCGCATCCGTGATCGCCAACGGCCTGCCGGCCGGGCTGCAACGCGGGATGACGGGCATCGGCGTCGAGTGAGTGAAGTTCGCGTCATCGCGATCCGCAAGTCGGACGCGGCGCTGATGTACGCAACTCCCAGGGCGATCGAACTGTCGCAAGGGGAATTGATGCAGTTCCACGGCAATTTCATGGCCGAGGAATTTGAGCGCCGGCTGTACGTGGCTGGCATCACGAAGATCGCTGGCACCGGAGCCGTGATCGAGGAACACGACGCCGGCCGCTTGGACCTGTCTCGGATGACTCGAGCCGATCTGCTAGAATTTGCCTCGGATAAGTACGGGCTCAAGTTTGGCCGGAAGACTCCGACCGAAGACATCGTGAAGGCCATAGGGGAGCGCGCTGGTGGAGCAAGGTTGGTTCTCGAAGCAGGGGCAAGCGCAGGCGAAAAAGCGGTCGGATGACGCGCTCTGGTGCGCGGCGACCCGCTGGAACCAGCCGCCGCCCGTAATCGGGGCTGGCGTCCTGGTGCGAGATATTGACCTGGCCGCGAATGACCCGCGGCGCGGGAGGGTCGCGTGACCATCCTGGTTGAAACCATCATGCAGACGGCCCGCGGGATCACGCTCGATCCCAACGGCGTGACGTGGCTGGACGCCGACATGGAGCGGTTCCTGAACCATGTCCTCGCCTCCGCGGCCAACTGGAAGCGCGACATCTACCCGCAGATCATCACGATTCCGCTGGTGGCTGGGACGATCCAGACCGCCCCGGCCGGCGTCCTGATGGTCATGGAGCCGTACTACAACACGGTCTCGGGCGCAAGCTGTACCAAGGGCGAATTGAGGCTCCTGAGCCGCCGGTTCCCGGCCTGGCGCGAGAACAACCCGACTACCGACGTCACCGACATCTTCGTGGACGAGCGGTCCCCGGACATCTTCCAGTGCTTCCCGCCGAATAACGGCACCGGAGAAATTCAAGCCCTTGTCGGCGCGACGCCGATCATCGGCGCGTTCGGCTGCTTGCCGACAAGCAATACCGTATTCCCGCTACCGGACAACTACCTGGGCGCGGTCGTGGACGGCCTGGTTGGTCTGTGCTTCGGGTCGAACACACGGCGGCAGGACATTGTGAAGGCTAATTTCTATTGGTCCCGGTGCCAAGCCGGGATCATGGGCGGCAAGCAAGCTCAGCTCGAGCCCGCGCCGATGCTGGGTGAGAAGGAATAGGCATGGCCGTCTTCGGTTCGTTCTCGCTCAACCCTGGACCCGCTACCCCGGAAGTGACTCCGGGAACCCTGGCCGGCGTCCCTGCGGCCGGCATCGTCACGCCCCAAGCGTTCGTGCAGATCAACGCGATTTCCGGGGACGTGGCCTCGATCATCGAGAAGGCCCCGCTCGCGATCATATATCAAGCCTACGCGCGCGCCGCTCGAGAACTTTGCCGGCGCACGATGATGCTCACGCGCACGGTGGTCCCGTACCTGACGCAGGCGAACCAGCCGATCTACAACCTGGGCTCGGACGCGAACTTTGAAATCCTCGGCCTGAAGGCCGGGCAGATCCAGCAGCTTTCCCCGAATCAGTCGTGGGTGGACCTGTGGACGAACACGGATGCGGCGAACTTCGACCCGAACCGCCAGCCGTCGCTCCCGACCTATGTGAACTACATCCCCGAGGGGATGGTCAACTTCTACCCGATCCCGAACAATGCGTACCCGGTGCAACTCGAGGTCTACGTCCAGACGCCGGACAATGCAACGCAGATCCCCTTGGACCTGTACCGGAAATACAATCGCTACATCGAGGCCGGCGCGCTCGCGCACCTTTACGGCCTGAGCGATGAGCCCTGGTACAACCCAATCGAGCGCGACCGCAACAAGGCCGTGTTCGAGGAAGGCTTCGGCCAGGGCCGTTCCGACATCGCTCGCGGCAAGCAAGCGGGCAGTCTCCGGGCAAAACCGCGCGCCTTCCTCGCGAGGTAGGCGTGACAATCGACGTATCCGATTTTAAGGGTGAGGCGCCTCGGCTGGCTCCCCGTTCTCTGCCCAATCAGATGGGACAGAACAGCGAGAACGCGCGCCTGCTCTCCGGCGACGTGGATACGTGGTACGGCTTCAGCGAGTCCACAACCCAGCCGATCGTCGTCGATCCTCTGACGATCTACTACCTGGCCGAGGAAGTTTGGCTGACCTTCAACTCGACGCCGAATGCTGGCGGCAACGTGTTCCAGAAGCTATGGGAGTCAAACCTGGGCACGCCGTTTTGGGTGCCAACTGTCGGAGACCCGTATTTCAACGGCAGCGTCTCTAACTTGATCCCGGCCATTCTCGGGAACGATGGCAACGTAATCCGCATCATTGACTATAAGACCGGTACCACGAATACGGCGACCACTGGGCCAATCGCAGGGCCTCCTGTGGGAGACGGATACATATGGCAGGTTGATCCAGTGAGCGGCGGCACGGCAACATCGCGCGCCGCCGGTGCGCAGGAAGCCGCAATCTTCGGGTCCGCTTACTTCGGCGTTGGGGCTGCAGCGAGCTATCCGGGTGTCGGCAACTACATGGCGCAATGGCAGGAGAACGACATCGCTTGCGAATTAGCGAACGGATTGCTCGTGCTTGTTACGTGGCGCGGGACCGAGATCATTGGTGGCGTTTCTACCAGTGGATACGCCGGACTATTTACGATCAATTCGGTTGGCACGCAAGTCGTTGTGTACGACATTATTCCTGCGCTCAGTGGGTCGCCTGGATACTTGAATGCTACCTTCCCATGCGCCGATGGTGTGCATCTGATAGTTCTTACGGGCAATGGTATAAATGCGGGCGCTACGGCGTGGCACCTTGTTGCGTGCGGTGCTGCTGGCGCCACGGAGATTGCGACAGGCGCGTGGTCAACCGGACCAGAGGCGCTTAATGGGGATCCTGCATACGTTGGCGGCGGATCATCTGACGGACCCACAACCTGGTCCGAATCGTCTGAGAATACGATCGCTATGCTCGAGTCGTTCACGGCGACCGCGACCACCTATTACCTATGGCTTGTGTGTGGAGGCGCGCGCTTAGGCTATTGCCTAAGCCTGACGAACGGCTCGAACTATACGGTCATCCACCATTGGGACGGCACGGGAACGAATTTCTGCATGGTGCAGAATCAGGCAGCACACGGCGTTCCGTCCTCATCGGTGTGGGCGGATGCTGGACAGTGTGCAATCCTCATCGGTAACTACATGGCAATGTGGCAGCGCGCTCAGAATGGCGCCACTGCCAACGTCATCACCGCGTCCGAAGCAGATATCGAGAAGGCGGCGATCAGCGGGGACGTTTCGTTCCGCACGTACTTCTGCGGTACGGATGCGCCGCGCTTCACGGACATCGGTCTTGCGAGCGGACGGACGGCCGGCGGCAATCCCGTTACCGGCAGTGCGTCGCTGGGCGCAGGCTTCCCCGGCAATGGGCCGTTCCCGATCTATTCGCGCAAGATCGGCGTGCCGAACCCGACGTTCGTGCCGACCGTAACCCCTGTCCAGGCTTCAGCGGGTAGCACGATTTCAACACTCGTTGAAAACTTCAATAATCCCGTCCAGTGGACGCTCTCGACGGCGACGCTTCAAGACAGTAATTTCGCGAGTACAGGCGGCTACCCGGCCGGGGACGCGCTGCACCTTCAGTCGATCGGCGGAGAAGCATACGGCTACAAAAACTTTGCGGTTGACCCAACTCAAGCCGTCACGATGGAGGTCGAGTTTGCGCTGTCCTTCGCGGCCAACTGCTATCAAGGGCAGGGCTACCTGGACTTCTACGTTGGTATGGATGCCAGCGGGCAGGGAACGTGCATCCGCGTCTACATCAATTCGGCAAGCAATGCGGTGGCGGGCTCGAGCAATGTGCTCATTGAGTTTTGTCCGGTCACGGGCTTTGTGATCGGCGCGGCGCTCTCCACTACAACGATCGCCTCGGGCTCGATCCCGACGTGGAACGGCACTGGCTACTACATTGGACCATTCCAAGGGAGCCTATACAACCAGGCCGTCATTACGATCGGCGCTCCGAGTGCGGCCGGCGTATCGGCCATGAGCATCACAATCAAGACGGTCAACGGCGCAGGGAACTTCGTGACAGCTACCGGCTTGACCGCGAGCTACGCATCGTGCCCGAACAATGGATCGACCTACGGCGTGCAGGCTTTCACCGCGCCCGGCAACTCCATCCCGTACTGGTTCTCGGTGAACTACGACAACTTCACGATCATCGGAACGACGCCTCTGACTGCCGCGGCCTCCGAGGCGACTGCCTACGTTTACACGCTGCTCAATGACCTGGGCGAGGAAAGCGGCCCGTCGCCCGCGAGCGCGGTAATTACTCGCAACCTTGGGTATGGAGTAAACGTCACGCTGCCGGCCTCGCTATCGCAAGCTGGCGTGGATTCCACCTACTTTCAGGGTGGAAGTGCGTACATCCCGAAGGTGCAGAATGCGATCAGCTTCAACCCTGGCGGTCCTTCGCCCGGCATCAACCTGTACCGGCTCGTTACTAGCTCGTCCGGCGGAACGCAATTCCTGCTCGTGGCATCCGACCTCCCGATGGGTCAGACGTATCTCGACATCATCGCGGACTCGGCGCTCTCCGAGGTCATCCCGTCTTACTTCACGCTTAACGGCGTGATCGGAACCTGGGACGTGCCGCCGACGAACATGCTTGGCATCCTCGCTCTGCCGAATGGGATTTACGCAGGATTCTTCGGCAACACGATCTGCCTCTCCGCGCAAGGTATTCCCCATGCGTGGCCGTTGATATTCCAGCAGACGGTGGACTATCCGATCGTCGGGATTGCGGCGATGGACGCTGCCGTGATTGTCTGCTCCGAGAAGTACCCGTATGTTTTCTATGGGCAGACGCCGGATGCGTACTCGGCAACCAAGGGGTCCTATCCCCATGCCTGCGCGACCAAGAAGTCGATCGCAAACGTGAAGGGTGTCGGCGTCGTCTACGCGACGTTCGAGGGATTGGTCGCAATCTCCGGGCCGGGCAAGGAAATCATGCTCACGGAGCAGCTATTCACGAAGCGCGAGTGGCAGGCACTCAACCCCTCGAGCATGATTGCGGTCGTCAACGACAATCGGTACTTCTGCTTCTACTCCGCTAGAGGATACGCGGGAGGCTTCTACATCGACATGGACTCGCAGAGGTCCGCTGGCAAGGTAAGCCTGGGCTTCCACGCTTACACACGCTTCAACGATCCGCTATCGGACAACCTGTACCTCGTGCTGGACGAGGACTACCTGGGCCTGGACATTTCGCTCAATACGATCGTGACCTTCGACTCGGACACGCTCAACCCGTTGCCGTTCGTGTGGAAGTCCAAGCAGTTCTACGTCGATCATCCGCTCGCGTATTCGCAGTGCCGCGTTAAGTCGGACTCCTACGCGAATACCACGATCACCCTGTTCGCTGATGGGCAGGCATACGCGACTCTGCCCGTGACCTCGGGCAACGAGTTTGCAATTCCGCGACCGCCGAACGGCGTCCTGTTCCAGTACTTCGAGTTTCAGATTCAGGGAACCGATAGAGTCAATCGCGTCCAGTTCGTTGAGGACGGGCAGGAGTGGACCTAAATGGCAAGGGCCGGATTCCCCGCGGTTGCCATTCCGCCGAGTGCTGCGCGCGATGTCCAGATCGCGGTGCAGAATATCCGCGCGCGTCTCGAGGCTCTTGAGTCAAGTTATGCTCCATCGAAAACGGTAAACGCGCAGATTGCCTCGGTCTCGGCGCAGATCGGGACAAGCTCTAGTTCCTCGTCTTCGTCCGGGATAGCGGACGCCCTCAGCAATGGCATGACCTACGGACGCGAGAATGCGTCCTGGGTGCAAGTGCTGCCGCAGCCGATCGCGAGCAGCACGAATGCTGCATACGACATCGTTTTCTACGACGGCACGAGCGCCGCGCTTATCTCCAGCGCACTGACTTTCAACCCGTCCACCGGCACTCTGCAAGTCACTGGCACAAGCGGAACAGCACTTTACACATCTGGTGCTGCCCTTGGTGGAACGATTGGAAACACATCGTCAGTTGCTAACTTCAACTACAAGTCAGCAAACAACGATCAGCTTCAGCTTTATGGATATAGAGCAACAACCGGAACATCGTGGACCAATGCTCAACTACGCCTTGAAAAAATCGTAGATGTCACCCACCAAGGCTACATCTACTTTGGTGATGGTGGAGTAGGAAGCCCGGCAGGAACGGCAGGGCTTATCCTCGGTAGCACTGGCAAGGATGCGCTTTACATCAACACTACGGGTAACGTCAGCATCCCTGCACCATCGAGCGGAACAGCATTGACAGTTGATGGCAGCGCGCAGACGGGAGCGCTAACCGTTACTGGCAACGAGAATGTGACGGGAACGCTGACCGTTACGGGCGATGTGCTCGCGCCCAACATCCTGAACTTCACGGCGTCCGCGAGCGCCCCAGGAAGCCCGAACGTCGGAGACCGCTGGGTGAACACGAGCAACGGCGTTCAATATACGTGGTTTAACGACGGCAGCGGCAATCAGTGGGTCCAGTTCACGTAAATGGCTACGATCAACTTTCCGCTCAGTCCGGTCCTCAACCAGCAATATGCCTTCGGGAACTTTGCGTGGTTTTGGGATGGTAACGGCTGGCAGCTTGTCGGCGGCAAGCCTGGTGGTAGCACGGCGTTCGTGCCAATCCCACCGCACGTTTTTCATGATGTCGCTTTACCCAATCGAGCCGAAACTTTCGTTGGCGAATACATGCCGGTGTTGCTGCTGACGACCAATCAGAACAATGTCAATGTCTTCACGGCGGTCGGCTCCCCGTCCGGTGTCGTGAATGTGCTGGTTGTCATTCCAAGCGGCGTCACAATCGGAAGCGCCACCCCAGGAACCGGGGCAGCGAACGCAGCGCTCCAAACTGGTACCGGATGGGCCGCAGGGTCCAGCATTACGCTGACGGGGGCCGGGACGATTCTTGGAGCCCCGGGCCTTGGAGGCTCGGGTGCGAATACGGGTGCGGCTGGGAATCCTGGTGGCGCTGGGGGCGATGCTCTCTATATGAGCATCCCGGTAACAATTCAATACTTCATAGGTACAATAGCGGGAGGCGCAGGCGGCGGCGGTCAGGGCGGCGGCGGAACAGCGAATGCCGGCGGAGTAGGTGGTGCAGGTGCGGCATCGGTTGCGGCCAACGGCACGGCAGGAACGGCTGGGGCTGGCACGAGTCCAGGTGGGGCGGGCTCCGCGGGTACTGCGCACGCAACCGCTGGCGGCAACGGCGGCAACGCAACAGGCACCGGCTCGGGCGGTGGCGGCGGTGGCGGCGGCGTAGGCTTCCCTGGTGGAACTGGTGGGACCGGAGACTCGGGCGCGCATGCGGCCGGCGCGGCGGGTAATGCGGGTAATGCGATCCGCAAGAATGGAAATACGCTGACTGGCAGCGCGACGACAATATACGGGACGGTAAGCTGATGGCTTCGACACTCACATGGAACACCGCGGTTGGGGCCACTTCGGCGGCGGCGACGGCGGTTCAATTCTTCACGGACTTGAATACGCTCGTTAACGCGCAGGCAGGCAACTCTGCTTTCGCGTGGCAGGTTGGTACTCTAAATACGAGCAACACGGGCGCGAATCCGACCTACATTACCCTCGTCCAGAAGTCCACGATCGCCGCCTCTGGAGGGATCGCGGCCAATCCAGGTCCCGTAATCCTGATCTGTAACTACGCCTCGGGTCCAAGTTTCTATAACACGAACACGATGGATGCTGTTCCATCGGCTAGCCAGTTGCAGGTCTCGTACTTCCCGAGCGCGACAACTGTCACCCCGGCGGCTGGTGCGCTCAATGTCACTGGCTCTACGCAGGCCATTACTACGATGGGCAATGACACGAACTGCGTCAAGATGACAAACATGGTAACGGGGATCGCGACCGTCTACACCGTAGGGTATCAGCTTTCTTACGCGGACTCGGCGGATTGTGTTTATATTTGCATGGGGCCGACAGCTTCATCTTGGGGTGGGCAGTACGCTTTCATGGCAGGACTCGGGATAGTGGACTATTCCGGTAACGTCTATGGTTGCTGCGTGCATTTCAATAGCACTCCTGCGGTCAATTCGACAGGCATCATTACGATATGGACGGCATCTGGCACTGCAACGGAATCGGCGGCAGCGTCCGGTCGCGTGTTGCGCACAAACTACGGGGCTGCGAATCGTACCTATTACGATGCGTTCGTTGTGCCGGGCTGGGCCGCGCAAACCGCCGGTGTTACGGCAGACATCCTGCAAAACAACACGAATGGATACGCATACTTCGCTCCGATACAGTTGATGGGTAACGCGAAGGGGGAAGGTGTGGTGCTCAAGCTGCGGCAGATTGGTTTTGGTCCGCAGACCGTTGTTAATTACACGAACTACTACACTACTGGACCAGTCGTCGCTGCCTCGCAACTCGTGGCCTGCACCGGAGGAACTGCAACTGCTTCCGTTATTCCTTGGCTAACGGACTTCCAACTATGATCCTTCACGAACTATCCGACTTGCAGATCCAGGGGCACCTTAACCTGGCCCGACGCTCGTGCGAGAACATGCGCTGGGACCCGTTCCTGTGCCGGGACGTGCGCAAGGAAATCACCTACCTGGAGGACGAGCTAAAGCGCCGGCACCCGGGTATTCCCTTCCCGACCGTGTGGCCGTGACGGCGTTTGCTGGCTCTGGTATCATCCCGGAACGGTGAGTGCTTACTACCGTCTAGGTCCGATTCCGCTCGCCTGGCGAGTAATCGGTGGCGTCTCTAGCCCCGAGGTCATCGAGTGGGATTCTTCAGCGGAAGCACGGTAGGGCCGACCCCGGCGGAACAGCAGCTAGATGCTGCGTTCCAGCAGTCGTATCAGGTCTACCAGTCTACCTACCTGCCCGTCCAGCAGCACTTGACGAGCGTTCTCACGTCCATGAACCAACCGAACTCCTGGGAGCGTCAGGAGGCCGAGGGCAAGGGCAACGCCGACGTAGCTGACGCCTTCGCGCGGTCGGACGCGCAGCAGACGGCGAACGAAATGGACCGCGGGATCAACCCGAACTCCGCGGCCTTCAAGCTCGGAGCGACCGGCTCCGCGGTGGCGGAAGCGAACCAGAAGGGAACGGCGATCAATGCCGGCAACGAGGCGATCGACAAAGCCTACCTGTCCGGCCTGTCCAGCATCGCGGCGGCTGGCTCGAGTCTTGCCCAAACGGCCGGTGGCGCGCTCGGAGCGGCCGGAGAGGTTGGGAGCCGGGAAGCGATCACGAACGCCAACGAGTCGAACACGGTCAACGCGGCAACCATGAGCGCGGTCGGGCTAGGGCTTGGCGCGGCCGGCATGGCGGAGTTCAGAACTCCACCCGCTCCACCCGATCCTGGCGGCGGTGCGGGCATTAACGTGGACACTAATAGTCTCTATACCCAAACGATGCAGAACGTTCCTGGCCTTGCGCAGTTTTGGGATCCCACAAATTCATCCTTCTTGGGGGTCCTCAAGCAATGAGCATCTTCGGAGGCCCCTCGCCCCCTCCTGATCCGGCCGCGCAGGCCGCATCCAGCGTCGCCGCGTCGCAGTGGCAGGACTACATGCAGCAGTACCTCCCGCAAACGCAAACGCTGATGAACTACGCGACCAGCAACACGCCGATCCAGCAGGCTATGCAGACGGCGCAGACCAATGAGGCCGGCGCACAGACGCAGGCGGCAGGGATTTCCGGTCGCCAGCTTGCGAATGCTGACGTGATGTTGACGCCGCAGGAGAAGCAGGCGCAGGCGCAGCAGACCTCCCTTGGAAACGCAGCCGGGATGGTTGGAGCGATCAACACGGCGAAGGATACGACCTTCGCGAATCAAATGGGCATCATGGGTACGCCGATGTCCGGCATCACGGGGAGCGCATAATGGCCGGCTTGGACATGACGGACCCGACACTTCGCCAAGGCGGCGGCGGGCTCGGGCTCGGGGATGCAGAGGCTCGTACCGCAGACACTATGGGAGAGGCTGCGGCCTACTCCGAGTCGGCGCGGAACCAATACAATGCCCACGTCGGCGCGCAGAATGCGATCGGCATTCAGAGGCTCGCAGGGGTGGCCGGAGCGGTAGCCGGGACGGCCATCGGTGGCCCGGTGGGAGGCGCGCTCGGCGGATCTCTCGCGAGCCTTGCGGCCGGCGCGTTCAAGAACGGGTAAGGGAAAATCATGTATGGAATGAACGGCAATTTCGGCGGAATGCCCTACCAGTCCCCAGCGGCTTCGCTCACTGGCGGGATCGAGGCCGGCATTGGCATCGTGCAGAACCAGCAAGCCCTGGAGCAGCGCACTGCGCAGGCAGCGCAGGATCGGCAGGACCGGCTTGACCAGCAGCAGACTGTGAACCAGCAAAGGGACACTGAGTTGCGGATGCAGCAGGCGCGGGATGATATGACAAACCGTCGCTTGGATGATGCCGAGCAAAAAAGCAACATCCAAGAAGCGCAGGCAGGGCTAGATGGAGAGGTCGCGCAACTGCGTCAAGTTAGTCAACAGCGCCTAGCCGAAGCCGGTAACGATCCAAAAAAGATCGACCCGGATGCCTTTGCCGGAGATCAAGCCAAATGGGCCGACATCAACAGGCGTCAGACGGCAATCAACCAGGCGCGTGGCGGGGCTTTTTTGAACGGTCAAATGCAGATCGCTAACCAAACGGTCAAGCAGATGTCCACGGACCCAACGTACCTCGATAACCCTGCCAATGCGGATAGCATCGCGCACGCGATTACGCTCACGACGCACATGGATGGTGCGAACTTCCTGCGCGGCCCTAACGGGCAGTCGAACTTTGAAGCGCAGCAGGACGATTTCAACAAAGCGTTCAGCACTCAGGACCTACCGCTGCTGGGCAAAGTCATGGGGACCATTTTCAAGCCGCAACTGGAGGCAGGCAGGCTCGGGATGTATGACCCGCTGGGCGGGCTCGTCAACGATGTTAGCCTGCACGGCACGCAACCGCTCGTGCCATCACCGCATGGTCAGTCCATGATGCCGGTGCTATCGGTCACTGGCACGCACCCGGACGGCTCTGTGAGCACGCAGCCGGCGGCATTCCCTGCCGCGGCCGGATTCGCGCATGATGACAACCAAGAAGGACATACGATCACCCCCGGCGACCTCGCGGCCCACATGGGAAATCTTGGGATTGTCCAGGCGATCGTGAACTCGCACCCTGGCGTGCAGGCTGCTCTGCGCGCGAGCGCGGCCAACCCGAATCCGATCACGCAAGACGCGGCGGCTTTCTACACGATGCTCGGCGCCAAGGCGGATCACTCGACGCTCGAAAAGATCGGGGAGAGCGAGCGCCTTGTCTCGATCCCTCGGGATGCGCAAGGAAACCCAACCGGCCCTCCTGTAGAAGTCCTCGCGCCTACTCCGCTCGCGCAGCGCAAGGAAAACGCTGCTCTCTTGGAGTTTAAAGCCGGGCAGTCTCTTGTCGGACAACCGCATCTACGCCCCGATGAGGAAGGGCCGGGCAACTATACGCAGGCCGAAGTGAACGGCATTCAATCACACATCCTGCCTCGCGCCAAGGCGCCGACTGCTTCTGCCGCGCGCCTGAGCGGAGAGGATGCGGCTGCACAAGTCGCAACGCAGCAAGGCGTGCACTTCGACGCGCAGAGCGGAGCGTGGCGACACGACGCGGACGGCAAGCAGTTGAGCCAAACCGAGGCAGGCGCTCTACAGCACCAGATCGACGCGGCAAAGGCGGCCTCGCATCAGCAGGCAGGACTAGGACCAGTGGCCGGCAAACAGGCCGTAACAACGGTTCCTACTGACCATCCTCCAGGTTCGGTGGGTGCTCAGTACCAGGTATATCCCGCCAACCCTGCTGATCGAGTCATCGGCCAGCAGTATCGCAATCAAGGCGGCGGCGTAGCGACCTGGACGAAGACTGGATGGGTTCAAAATGCCGCCCCAGCCGCTCACTGACGAGCAGTTTGAGGGCTTAGCGCCAGCGCAACCTGCTGCCTCCGCCCCTCTTGGTGGCGGGATGTCGGACGCCGACTTTGAGAGGGTGACGCCAACGCGGCAGATGGGGACGGCCGAGACGGCTGGCCGCGACGTGGTAGGCGATCTCGTCCCGATCATGCGCGGCGGGATGATGTTCGCCGCATCGGTGGCCGGAGAGGCTGCGGACCTCAATAATGCGGCCGCGGCTGGCATGAAAGGCATCGGCCTTGACGTTCCCACCATTGACAAGGAGCGTGAGCAAGACGGCATCTTCGCTGCTATGGACAGGACAACGACCGCGATGCGCGAGTTTGCCGCGCCCAAGAACGCCGAAGGAACGGTGACGGGGCATGTGCTCGGCGCGCTCGAGAGCATCCCGGCCGGCATGTTATCCGCGGCCGGCGGCTTCGGCGGTATCGACAAGGCTCTCGACGTAGTTCGACACGGCGGAACGGTAGAGGATGCTGCCCGTGCCGGCATTACGCAGGCCGCTTTCGATGCCGCTACGACCCTCATAGAAGTGGGGGTGGCGGCGAAGGCTGGCGCCAAGGCGGCGGGCGCGGTCGCGAAACCTCTGGCGACGGCCGCGGCTGGTGGCGCTACTGGCATCTTGGGTGGCGCAGCGGAGCGGGCTGGAGAGAATGCCGCGCTGCCTTCCGGAGAGCAGTTCCAGGACATGCGCCAGAACGTGCTTCCGACCTGGAAGCAGGGGATCATGGAAGCCGGCGGCGGCGCGTTGTTCGCGCTCGCCGGCGCATCCGAGGCTGCGTACGCCAAACGCATCGCGGATAAGGGGCGGCAACCCCCCGCTCCCCAGGCCGGACTATCCCCAGCCGATCAGATGCGTGTGGCGGTTGGTTTGCCGCCCCTTGGCGAGCCCGGGAAGGCCCCTACGGGCTTCGGTCCCCCCGAGGCTGGCCCTGGCGAGGTAGAGCACATCGAAGCGGCGCCAGCGCCCGCAGAAGGCCGCTACGGTGGCGGATTGAACCTCGCACCAGGAGGTCCGGAGCGCATTACCGCGGCTCCAGCGCCGCACTACGTCGAGTTTGAGGGTGCCGCGATCCCGCAGCCGGAGCCCCGGCCCGGAACCGAGGGCATGACAGTCCACGAGGGCGAGCACGTAGAGGCCGCTCCGGCGCCCCCGTCGAAGGAAACCGGCGTCGAGGGCATGGCGGCGGAGCCCGTCGAGAACGTCAAGGGCGCTCCGGCGCCGAAGGGCGAGGCTCCTGGGCTGGCCCCCGAGGAAGGCGAGCAGATCGAGGGCGTGCCGTACAAGAGCCCGCGCCAGATCGAGCTAGAACGCAACCTCGAGCAAGCGGAGACGCCTGGCGCGAAGACGGTAATCCGGGCGGAGATTGCGAAAGAGAAAAAGATCCAGGCCGACGCCGACTCGGCGGACGAAATGCGCGACCTTGCGAACCAGACGAAGGACCCGGTGCTCGCGCAACGGCTGCGTGAGAAGGCTGATAAACTCGCACCAGCGGCGCCCCCGGAAAAAGAGGGGACTGCGCCCACCGGCCAAGAAACAGAACCTACTGGCGGCGTCGCTACCACCGAGTCCAAGCCGATCGGTGTTGGCTCGTCTCCATTCCTGCGCAAGATCGTCGAAGACAACGGCGGCATCCATCCTTCGGAGGCCGCGGACCTGGGGCTCGACCCCGCCAAGTCGCGCAACATAATGATCGGCGGCAACGCCAAGGGCTCGCTCGTGCGCCGCGCTGGCGCGCGCATGGACCAGCTTACCGAGTGGGCACAGCAGAACGGCTACCTGTCCGAAAAAGACATACACGATGCGGACAACAACCTTCCCGGCGGATCGCACGAACTGACCCGGCAGTTGATCCGCAACGAGCTTGCCAAGCCCGGCTCCACGATGCCGCTCCGCGACCAGTCGCACATGTTCGACGTGCTGCGCGAGCACGCGCGCCAGCAGGGAATCGTTGAGCGCGCCGAGCAGGCCGGCATCGAGACCGGCAACCGCCCCATTGAGGACATCGAGAATGATCTTTATAAACATGAGGACCAAGCGCACGTCGAGGGGCATGGGCTCGATGTTGGGACGCACGCCGAAGGGCTGGGTGATGTCCACGCGCTTGCGCAGCGGCCCGGCGGCGAAGACCTCATCGAACGGCTCGCCGTCAAGCATGGGGATGACTACGACGGATTCATCAAAGAAGTAAGGGAGAACCTGAATGGCAATCGGACACCAAATGCTGGCCGCGGCGCAGTCAATGAGCCCGGACCAGGTGGCGCGAATGAAAAACCAGCAGTACGTGGCGAGCCTGAAGGCGCCCCCGCAAATAGAGCCGGTGAAAACCCCCTACGGAATCAACAACGCACTGAGCCCGCTGAAGCCGGGGCAACTCCTGAAGCCGGACGCCCGATTCAACCAGCCGGGGCCGAGCGCGGAAATGAGGCCGCAGCCGGCGAAGGAAAACCTCTAGGCAGAGTAGTCACAGAGGCGGAGCGCCAGCGCAATCCGAACCTTGAATTTAAGGGCGAAGCTCCGGACCCGAAGGCCGCAGAGACGATGCAGCTTCATACGCGCATCGTCAAGGCCGTGATGGACGGCCTTGGGCTCGGGAAAATCATGCGCAACGTGAAGTATGTAGTTGATAGCACGCTTGCGGAACATAATTGGGACGGCCTCGCAACCCTGTATCCCGATGGTTCGCGCAAAATCAGCATCAATCCAATCGCGCTCGCCAAGAGCGCGGTAGAGAGGATCGCGCATGTTTTTCTGCACGAGCATGGGCACGCCCTCGACACGGGTGAAATATATTCGAGCGACCCGGCACTGAAGTTCGTTAATGTCATGCGCGACGGCAAGCCTTTCGTGGAAGCTGTAGGGCAGGCAGCGAAGGAGGTCGAGGCGATCTGGAAGAACCATATCAAGGGCGGGGAAATGTACGACTACCCGCTGAAAAATGCGCGGTCTGGTGCAGTCTTCCCGGAAGGCTATGCAAATGCCGGCAAGCCGATGTATGACGCCCAGGGAACTCAATCGGAAGTTTTCGCTCAAAACTTCTCGTACTACAATCATCCTCTATACAAGGAGATTCTACGAAATGAAGCCCCAACGGCCTACAAACTCATCGAAGACGCCATTGCTCACGCCAAGGAAAACGGCCCCCTCCCCGAAGGCGGCAACCTCGGACGCTGGATCGCAGTCAATAAAGACACCTTCGCCCTCGGACGAGACGACCTCTCCGCTGCCCGTAGCGCTGGGCGATCCGCCGGAGGCTTTTCCAAATCTGGAACCGGGCTTTTTGAACAAGTCGAACGTGTCCAGCCGCGACCTATCGAGGCTGCACGAACTGAGGGGCCAAATGCAGGACGAGGCGAACCAGAGCGGGAGCCCGGACGAGGAAGCCCGGTTGAGCGGTTCCGGAGTGCAGTAGAGACGCTGCGGCAAAGCCCGATCGTCCAGAAGGCGCAGGCCCTCGCGGAGCCGCTGATCCGCGATTTCCAAAACAAGGTCTCGCCCATGACCACGGGCTCCGATCGATCGCAGGCGATGGCGAAGGACTTCGCGAGCTCGATCCGCGAGGCGGCCGTGAACTATAACCACTTCCACGAAGTCCTCACCGAGAACTTTACGCCCGAGGAAAACGGCCGGATGTGGGAAGCCGGCGACGAGGAAAACGATAAGCGCATGGCCCAGGCCAAGCTTGATGCGGACACGAAAGCGTCCCCGATGGAGCGCAGCCTGCGGCAGGACCAGATCAACCGGCAGTTCGCCGGCAAGGGAATTGACTCTCTGCCTCCGCAGCAGAAGGCGGTCATGGATTTCCTGAACGAGCACGGGCAGATGCTCCTGGATCGCGCCCGGCAGGCCGGCATGTACGAAGGCTCCGGCGTCCCGTACTGGACCCCGCGCGTGGCCGCGATGATGGGCGAGGACGGCGAGCTTGGGAAGCTCACCGAGGGCGAGGGTGGCGGCAAGAGCGCCCTGACCACGACCTCCCCGAACCTGATCGGCCGAAAGTACGAGACCACGCTGGAGTCTGAGCAAGCCTTGAAGGCCAAGTTTGGCACCGGCGCCGGATACGTCAAGGACATCCGCGTTATGCCTCGCGCCATGGCCCGCCTCGAGCGCGCGATTGCCGGCCGCGAGTTGGTCAACAAGATCGCGGATCTGTCGCAGGAAATGGCGATGGACCCGACGCAGTTCACGACGTTCGATCACCCGGCACTCAAGAGCTACAGGGCCGAGCCGCAGCCTGACGGCACGGTGAAGTGGAGTATCAAGCAGCGCATGATCCCGAAGGAGTTTGAAGGCCCGCTGAAGGCGGTCCTCACGCAGCCCTCTGGTGCGATCTACAAGGGCCTGCTCGCCATGAAAAACGCGGCAACGTCCATCATTATGAACTCGCCGTTCATCCACTTGGGAGTGGAGGTCGGCCGCGCGCTGCCGGTCATGGGCGGCAAGATGGCTACGGTCTCGTTCTGGAAGGATGGCAGCGCCATGCTCAAGGACCTGCCGACGATGCGCCGCTTCCTGCAAGCGGGCTACGTTCCGATCGGTCGGCAGAATCTCTCCGAGGATCTTGGGGCGATGATGCGTGAACCAGAGTTGACACCCGGCCGCAGCATCACCGCGAAGCTAGTCGGTGGCGCCGTGGGGCTCGTGAACAAGGGAGCCGGGCAGGCGGTCAAGGGCGCTATCGACAAGGCGGGCGACTTCGTACACGGCACGCTGCTGTGGGATCGCGTCGCGCAACTACAGGCTGGCATCGCGGTATCCCTAGAGCGCCAGATGATCGCGGACGGCATGGACCCGAGGGCCTCTACGTTAGTGGCCGCTCACATAGCAAACCGCTATGCAGGCGCTTTGCCGGCCGAGTCTATCTCGCAGAACGGTCGCAAGATCGCGAACCTGCTGATGTTCTCCCGGTCGTTCACGCTGGGCAACCTTGGGGCAATGAAAGACACGATGACAGGCCTCCCGCAGGACGTGCGCGCGCAGCTTATGCGCGACGTGAGCGCGGACCAAGCGAACAAGGCTCTGGACTTCGCCAAGCGCAAGGCCCGGATGGGTCTGGTTGCCGACATCGGGATGCTCTACGGCATCAACGCCGTCGCCCAGGCCGGCGCTGGCGTGTTCCAGAGCATGATGAAGGACAACAAGGATCTGCCGGAAGCCCTGGCGGCGCAGGGCGAGAAGTACTCGAACATCCTCCATGACGCCATGACGCGCCTCGTGGAGCACCCAGTCCTGTCGGTGCTGCATCCGTTCGATACGATCCAATCCTTTCTGCCGCAAGCCACGAACGAGCCCGGCAAGGAGAACCGTGTCCTCATTGGACATTCCCCGGACGGCACCGCTCACTACATGCGGATTCCTCTCGGCAAGGTCGGGGAGGAAATGCAAGGCTGGATGACGAAGCCCGGCGAAATGCTCGACCGTAAACTGTCCACGCTCGCGAAGCCGGTCGTGCAGGGCTGGACCGGAGACCTTGGCTTTGGCCGGCAACTCTACAAACCAAACGATGACGGGATGACCAAGGCCGGCGAATTTGTGATGAACTTTATGAAAGCCCAGGTACCTGCGGATCAGATCGAGGCCACCTATCGCACGCTGTCGGGCCAAGGGCAGGACATGGATCTTGCCAAGACGGTTGGCCCGCTGATGGGCCTCACCTTCAGCCAAGGGGCGCCCGGCGGCGAGGCGATGGGGGAACTCTACGCGGAACGCAAGGAACACGCGGCCGATCTTGCAGAGGCGGCGCCCGCCATCAAGCAAGCGATCAAGGCCGGCGACAATGACCAGGCCGAGAAACTGATGGACGACGCCCATCTGACGCCCCAGGAAAAACGCTTCCTGTATCATGCTGCTAGCAGTACCGGGCCGACGAAGACGCAACGTAGGAACTTCTTCGGCACCGCAACAGAGGACGAGAAGGCGCGCTTCGAGCACGCACAGGAGCAGTGAGTGAACGAAGAATTGAAAGCGGCCGTAGAGACCGTGGCAACCGGCGCCGGAGTAGGGACAGTCGGTGGCGTTGCCCGCATGATTTTCTTCGGGCAGGAGGGCAGCTTCATGGCGCACCTTAGCGTCACGGGTATGGCTGCGTTTATCGGCATCCTGGCCGGCTTGCTGGCCTCGTCCTTTGCCGTCTCGGAGAAGGTGCAGTGGGCAATCATCCTGATGGCAGGATTCACGGCCCGCGATCTTCTGACCGGCCTTCGCGCTATGGGCGCGGAGTTTGCGGCAGACCCCCTTGCGCTTGTGATGCGCGTATGGCGGGCGATCAAAGGACAATGAAATGCTCACCATCAATATCGTTACGGTGGCGCTCCTGTTCGGGGCGCTAGTCCTCTCGCTGGCTCAATTCGCATCGAAGGCGATCGGCGGCGACGAAGTACTCAACTCCATGCGCGTCCTGCGCATGGCGGGATGGACGATAGGGATGGTTTGGGCGCTCGAGCGCTGTGCAGAATCCGGCCCCGGCGTTCACCCCATGCACCTAGTCGTCGCGCTTCTGGCCTTCACGGAGATAGTCACCGGCCTACGGCGGTTCCGCGACATCCTGAACGCCGAGACTTACCAGTGCAAGTATGGGAGGCCGCGTGCAACGACTAACGATCAGCCGCAATCCATCGACCGATGAGGGAACTACCGGGGATGCGGTATTCCCTGGGTGGAATGGCTTCTCGATAGAGCTTCCCTGGCGCGACAACGCGCCGGACATTTCCTGCATCCCTCCGGGCGTCTACACGGCGACGCTCGTCTTCTCGACCAAGTTCAACCGCCATGTCTACCTGCTTCAGAACGTGCCGGGCCGCACCGCCTGCGAACTCCACATTGGGAATTGGGCCGGGGACACGAGCTTAGGGTACAAGTCGGACGTGGAGGGCTGCACCGTCTTCGGCACCGCCCTTGGGTCTCTGGCCGGGCAGACTGCTGTGCTCAACTCCGAGACCGCCCTGAACTCCCTGCTTGCGGCAACCGGCGGCGCTGATATAGAAGTAGAATATCGTTGGAAGTGATAAACGGAAAGTAGCTGAAATGACGATACTCGAAAAGTGGCTGTTCGTGCTCGGCGTCTCGCTGCTGGCCCTGGCCGGCATCTTCGAGTGCGGCCGGCTGTCGGCTTCGGCTAAGTACGAGGCACAGATCGCGTCCATTCAAGCCGCTCAGAAGCAAGCCCTAGCAGACGCCGAGGCCGAAAAAGCCCGGCTGCTCAGTCAGTACGCGCAAGCCGCGCAGGAGGTAAACCAAGATGCTCAGAAAACTATTGGCGATCAGTCTGCTCTCATTGGCAAGCTGCGCAACGCCACTCCCACAATCCGTCTGTGTTCCTCCGCCGAAGTGTCCAGAGAACCTGTGCCAGCACCCAACGGACCAGGAGCTACAGCAGGCGATCGACCAACTGCAAGCGGCCCGAGCACAGATCCAGAAATTGCGATCGACGCAGACTCCCTCGACACCGGCCTCGGCATCGCAATCGACGCCCTCAAAGCCGAGCAACTGAACCGTCAGTGGCTCCGCGGCACCGGGCAGTTGTAATGGGCTGGGTGATCTTCCTGTCGGTGATTGCCTGCATCGTACTCATTATGTGGATAGAGGACCATGAATAGAACCAGCGTCAGATCCAGCAACATCGCCTCGGTCGGGCATGACCCGGCCACGAACAGGCTCGAGGTTGAGTTTTCCAACGGCTCGGTCTACAGCTACTCGGACGTGCCGGCTGAGAAACACACGGCTCTTATGACCGCGCCCTCGATCGGGATGCACTTCGCCAAGAACATCCGCGGCGTGCATCCCGCTATACGAGATTCCTAAGCCTCGAAGCCGATCCAATTCGGTGCGTGGTCGAACCTGGGGTTTTCCAGGTGGACCGCCATCTGGAAGCTGATGCCCTGCTCGGCGTTCGTGACCCACAAGGCTTGCTGCGGTATCTCGAACGGGAACTTGTTCGAGCGCGCATACTCGTCATAGCCCTTTCCCGAGCCGTTGACGATCACGCGCTGAAGCTGGATCAACTGATGCCAGTGCCCGACCATCATCGTGTCGTAGGCCCGGTTTATCTGTGTTGCTAGGCTTCGGTTTCGGTGGTCTCCGCGAATGATCGGGCCGATGGCGCCGATGATCCCGTCCCCTCCGCGGCCCAGGTTGTCGCCGTGCTCCAGGTGGTAGCGGTAGCCGAACACGTTCCAGTCCACGTCGATGCCGCGAGCCACATTAAAGACTATGCGCTTGTCGTTCTCGAAGTGCTTCGCCAAGAACATATAAACGAGCCAGTCCCAATTCGTGAAGTTGCGATTCTTATTCTGCATCTTCTTGGTGAGACGGCCGTGGTTGCCGGTGACGCACGGCACGAAGACGTGCCCGAACTCATCGGCAAGCGTCTTGATGCACCAGACAAGCGTGCCCCATAGGCGCACGACGGCCACGGGAGTAGGCGAGTCGTTCGTGTTGACCAATTCCTCGTGGATGTCGCCCGTCACCATGTCGCCTCCCAGCGGTAAGACTATCCCAGGGTAGGCTTTGCTGGTAAGGTGGTGCTTGAGCAGAGCGGTAGCGACCTCGACCATCCGGCGGGCGCGGCGCTCCATGATCGCAAGGTCGAACTCGTTCACGCCGTTTATCTGCTCGGGGAATACGCGCTCGCCCGCGTGCCAATCCGAAGCGAACAGGGTAGGGACGTTGCCGGCGTGTTTCTTTGCCATCGGCCGGAGCACCCAACTCGGAACGTCATCCAGGGAATCGCGGATGCCGATGATCGTGCTCTTGATGTACTCGGCGTCCATCGTCTCGCGCTTGACGCTTTCAACCTGGGCCTTCAGTTCTCGAACCTGATCGCGCAGGCGCTCCTGCTCGGCGTCAAACTTTGCCTTCACGAGCTTGTCGATGACGTGCGCGGCCGGCGCTGGAGCGGAATCCAGCACCTTGCCTTTGGGCTTCTGGAAGCCCTGCAACTGTAACAAGCCCGCTTCCTCGGCCTTTCTCACGCGCGAACTGAACTTGTTGTAATTCATGCCCATAGACTTGGCGCCGGCTACGCGACCGTATGCCAGGTAAGCCTTCGCTACTTCCTTCAGTTCCGAGGCCGATGTCGCTGCTGTCATGCCAATCTCCTAGATTTTGCGGCGCCAGTACTGCGCGTCCGCTCCTGCCCACTTGTAGGTGGGGATGTAAGCCTTGAACCCGCACGCGATCAGACTATTGACGGATGCTGGGTTGCGGTAGGTGTTGGTAATGAGGTAGGACCAGCCGATGCGGCGAGCCTTGGCGATGCGTGCGCGAATGAGGCGCTTCTGCACGCCGTGCCCACGAGCCTCCGGCAGAAGTCCGGCGCGCGCGAGGAATCCGCAGTCGGCCCACTTGTGAGACTGGCGCAGGTTCGCGTAGCCTATGGGCAAACTATAGTACTCGTCATAAACTAGCCACCAAAAACCCGCGCCTCCTGGGAAGGGAGCATCTACTGCGTCGAACAGCGCAGCATCCATCGAGATAATTACGGGCGCCTCATCCTCGAAGCGGACCTCGCGGATGCTTAGGATCATGCGTTGTTCGCGGAGATTCGTTTCTTGCGCACCGGCTTGCGCACCGGCGAGCGCGTGGCAAAGTTGTCGCCCACGTTGGTAGGCGTGCGCTTGCTCACCGGGGGCATGGCGCCGCGGTCCTGGCGCGCGCTGGGCTCGGAGAAGTCCCCGGTAAGGATGCGCTGGCCCTTGCGGTTGGGCTTTTTCATCGGGAAGTCTTCTTGACCGCCGGCTTCTTAGCGGCCGGCTTGAGGCCCTTGGCAGTCGTCTTGCTGCCTTTCTTGAGTCCGATCTTGTTGAGCGTTCCGTAAACGGCCCCAGGGTTGCCGGGGTATTCCTTCTTCAGCTTCTTCTCAACCTGCTCGACCGCACTCCCCTTTGGCACGTTACTTCCCCTTCTTGCCGAGGACACGATCTGCCCTGGCGTCGATCTTCTTCTCAGCAGCCGCCGATAGCTTGCCGGCGTGTTCTTCCTTGCTGGCGTATGACTTGGCGACTCGAGCGTGTTTCTTATCCGGCATAGGATAGCCACCCTTGCCGGCCTCGTTCTTACCGCCCTTGCCCTTCACTTCCGGCAGGCCGAACTTGCTCGGCGGGATTTTCTTGCGTTGTGCTGCGGTTAGCTTTGCCATTTGACCCTCACTGCTTCCACATCCCAACAAATGGCCGCTCTGACTTCGCGGCCGGCCTGGATTGCAACCTCGCGGCCATGCGCTGCTGCGATCCCGCGCAAGTATAACTGAACCGCTTCTCGATCACCGTCCTTTGCATGGGACACGGCGTCCAGGAAACGGTTCCGAGAATCTGCAAGTAGGTTAGCGCTCACTTACGCCGAACTTCATGTGGTCAACCATCTGAATCGTCATCCAATTCACGTAACGCTGCCACTGATCACGGCGCCTCATGTCCGGCGCCATTTCACGCGCAACGGCCTCGCGCATGCGCCGGAGCCCTTGCGAATGGCAGCGTTGCAGATGGCGGATTCCCTGCGCTATGTGATAGCGAGCCTCGAACTCTTTGTCCAGGATCACAGTCTCTATATACATCCGAGCCCAAGCCTCGGGGGAAATCTCTGCACATTCCTCGAACCATTGTGTGCGGCCCTCGTCCGCCGGCTCGATCACAGCAGCGTTACCACGAACTGCGTAGCCGAGACGTTGCGAACCGTGAACTCGCGGCCGGAGTCAAGGAGGTCGTGCAACTGCACGCGATGAGGATTGATCCCTGGATTCTTGACGACGCGAGTTGAACTTGCGTCAACCTTTGTAGAGAGATTCTTCTCCCCCTCTTTCCGAGTCTCTATCTTCGTCATACCGGCATCAACGGCGCCGACCTTGGGCGCCTCTTCCTGGCGCGCCTTTTTCTGTCGCATCTGCTCGGCCTGGAGCGCTCGGCGTTCCTCCGCCTCGATGCGCTGATTCTCCTTGCGCACTTCTTCCTGCAACCGCGCCTGTTCGGCCTCGAGCTTCCGGCGTTCCTCCGCCCGTATCTTCTCGCGCTCTGCCTCGGCTGCGGCCTCCGCGGCGGCACGCTGTTTCGCTAGGTAGTCGGCAACGCGCTTCTCGGCTATGGCCAGGCAAGACTCTGGCTCGCATCGCATTAGGCCCTGTAGGTCCCCGAATAAGAAAGGGTAGTCCTCACGCATAGCGGAGGTCGCGCGTAGGTTCTTGTCGAACAGATCGGCCTGTGCGTTCGCCGCAATCTTGGCGTCCGCTAGACACTGAGCGACCGCGGCCTTGATGCTATCGATGTTCTTCTTGCCCTTCACGGCCTCCGCGAATAAGTTGTCCCGCCCCGATTCGATGGTGATGGGAGCTACGCGCTCGCTCAACGCGCGGCAGTGCTCGGCCAGGGCTTGCTTGCCGGCGGTTAGAATCTCTGCTCGGCGCCGGATCTTCTCGGCGTCCACGATCTTGGCAAGCTCGAGGCGCTTCGACCTGAAGGTAGCGGCAATCTCGTCGCCGGCCCGGAACAGGGCATCCACGTCGGCCATCTGCGCCTGCACCGCGGCCTTCGTGACCTCCCAATTTTCCTCGCCGGACTTCAGGAACTTGACTTGGTTCTCGGCGTTCGAGAAGTCCTCATCGGTTTCCAGGGTGGTCTTGATCTGCGCGATGAATGCCGCGGCCTCGCTGCGTAGGGCGGGGAGGTTCGAGCGCAGGACCTTGCCCTCAACCTGGACGGCGAGCGCCGGCAACGCGCGGATCACCGCGGCGGCAGGCTTCACCTTGATGTCCTCATGCTTGTACGCGGCGACGTCCTTGTTGAACTGATCCCAGGCGGCAATCAGAGCCTCGCGGCGCTCTGGCACGGACAGGTACGGATGCCACACAGTATTCTCATCGGTCCCATCCGACACACAGAACAGAATGCAACCGGCGTCGGAAACAAGCAACTGGTGTTCCATCTGCCAGTAGTAGAGAGGGTCCAGCGCATCGAAATCTCCTGCCTCGAAGTACGCCAGGAGCGCGGCGTTCAGCAGCTTTACCTCCAGCCCGGTATCCTCCAGCATATTCAGGCCGTCGAAGCTCGCGAGGAATCGGCCGCACGACCCAATTACCGGATAGAAGTCATCGCCCGTGGCCGTCGAGACGACCGCACGCGCCTTGGGCTCGACCGCATGTCCGGCGTCCAGAACCTTCTCGCGAACGAAGTCCGAGAAGGTGCGCTCATCTCCCGTGGCTTTCATCCGCACGAGGTCGGCTCGAGTCATGTGCGGGCTCGCGCCCATGATGACCGGCGCCTCGGATGCGCAGTCAAACTTGAACCGAAGGGCGTCCCACTCGGGGGAGCCCTGCACTACGTCGTGGGTAATCATCGGCTTATCCTTCCTCGCCCGGCTCGCGCTCCGCGTCCGGCCCAGGCAGCGCCTCTATCACTTCCTTCTGCTCCGCGGTGAGCGTGTAAAGCGTGCTCAGTTTCGCGATGATGTCTGCCGCGGTCTTTTTGCCGGCCCGGATCATCTTGCCGCCAGCCGCTAGGTTCAAGTCGAACTTCTCATGATCGCACGCCGGCAAGGCAACGACTGGCTCCGGGCCAGGAAGTTGCGGCGTATCTGTCGGCGTAACGTCTATGTACTTGCCTTCCATTTCTTCCGCTGTCGGGGCGGCTGCGATGTCCGGGAATGCCTTGCGTAGCGCCTGGGCCTCGGTGCACTTGGCAAGCTGCCCGCGCGGGCGCTTTTTCCACATCGCGTTTGGCGCGATCGTGTCGCGACTGGCGGTAGCGTAGTTCTCCACCCAATATTCTATTGCAGAAAAACTACACTTCTCCCCGTTCACGATGCGGTAGACCGTGACCCTGCACCACTCCGGGTAGGTAATCTGCACGCCTTGCAAGTTGTCTTCAATCATCGGGCCGAACTCAGGCTCCGTGACGCCAGCAAATCCGCCGGAGCGCGACGCCTGCGTGCGGTATAGGTTGACGCCGGGCATGATGACATCGCGCTTTACGAACTTGTCGCCAACCTTGACCGACATCGGGACGATGTAGACCGGCTTCTGAAGCGGGTCCAGCTTGGCGGCGCGGCAGTAGTTCACGACCAGCGCAATGGACTCCAGCTTGGCGCCAGGATAGAGCGAGGATTCGAGGATGGCAAACAGCTTTTCCTCGGGCAGCGCAAGCGCGCCCTGCTCTACTACGGTAAGATCGTTTGACATTGATTCTCCTAGACTGAGGCTTTGAGTGCCGTCCTACCTGAAAGTTCCGAAGATCCGCGACAAGAAGCTACGGCGCAGGATTAGCCTTCTTCCATGCGTCAACTGCGGCGTACATGGCAGGACCCAGGTCGCGCATATCGGCGGGCTTGCAGAGGGCAAGGGACGCGGGCTTAAGGTATCGGACGACACGGACCACCT